TCACGGGGCTTCTTGCCCCTCAAAAAAGGGATGGGTCATGTACGAGCAAGAAATGTTTAACAAGAATCCGGGCTTTGTAATCGGCGCGGTTATCTTATTTATCACTGTGTTGGGCATCGTAGGTAATGCCGACATGGAAGAAGAGATCAGCCAGTACGAGTTCTACTGCGAGAATGTCGCCATGTGGATAGATTCCAATGGTGAGAACGGGCATCCAAACTTCCGAGGTGTCGATTGTGAATGATCTAACTGACTACATAATGGCAGTTCGGGCGGCAGACACGATGGCTAAGACATGGAAGGCAGACGTAGCAATCCTATCCAACCTGAAGGTCGTAAGACTAGATGAGGCAGAGGGCACCGTATTGGAGATAGTACGAGGCGAGTTCTATGCCTGATCATCGTGGTAAGCTAGACAAGGAAACGCGGGATAGACACTTCCCCGAGCTGAACGGCGGGAAAGGATCATTACCACGTAAATCAACTAAGAGTAGTAGACAGGCTTACTCTGATAACTGGGATAGGATCTTCGGTGGCAAAGGACAGCAAGACAGCAGCTCATCGCAATAGAGCTATACGCCAAGAGGCTTTAAGGGAGCAATTATCCCAGCAGGGTCACGAACAGTATATCTCTGAAATCATTAGCAATTTGTCTGACCCTGAGATGGAATATGATTCTTTGTGGGTGCAAAGGCTAAAGGCGGCGGCTGATCTACGTCTAAAGCTGATGGCTAAGTACATTCCAGACCTGAAATCTCAAGAGCTAACTGGTCCAGAAGGCGGTGATTTAGTCATTGCTGTACAGCGTAAGCGATTCGATGGCGAAGATTGAATATGTAACCAAGCCACCCGGTAAAGTTCTCGAAGAGTTCGCCGATTGTCGGGCGCGTAACTCTTTCATCATGGGGCCACTAGGCTCCGGCAAGACCGTCCAAGTTATCCTGAAGCTCTTAGAGTTGATGTGCGAGCAGGCACCGGTAAAGCGGGAGACGCACCCCAACTACGGTGTAAGGCTCAGTCGGATCATTGCCGCACGTAATACCTATAGCGAACTATTCTCGACCACCATCAAAGACTGGCTCGAAGTCCATGGCGAGCTGGGTGAGTTCAAGCAAGGCAACAAGGAACCGCCAACACACAAGATCCAGTTTAAGTTGGAGGATGGCACGACTGTACGCAGTGAAGTCATCTTCATCGCCTTTGATCGCCCTGATCACGTCAAGAAGGCTAGAGGTATCCAGACTACATGGGTGTGGCTAAACGAGGCCAAAGAGCATTCCAAGAGCGTTGTGGACATGCTTGACCTGCGTTGCGGTCGATACCCGTCGATGAAGGAAGGCGTACGCCCTACCCATTACGGAATGATAGGTGACTCCAATGCCCCAGACGAAGATCACTGGTATTACCGACTCGCTGAAGAAGATCGCCCAGAAGATTGGAAGTTTCATCGCCAGCCCGGTGGAGTCTATCGGGAGGGAGATGGTTGGTATCTCAACGAGAAAGCCGAGAACCTCAACAACTTGCCCGAGGATTACTACCGGCGAGGACTCCAAGGCAAAACGGACGACTGGATCAAGGTCAACTTGGCTAATGAATATGGCTTTGTCTCCAGTGGTAAGCCGGTGCATCCTCTTTACACTGATTCTATACACTGCCTTGGGGACGCTTATGCTCCTAGTATTGATGCCCCTGTTGTACTTGGTTTCGATTTCGGTCGCACTCCCGCTTGCGCTTTCCTACAGCGTGATGCGTTGGGTCGTTGGATTTGCTTCGATGAATTCTGCATGACTGACTCGGGGGCGGTGGACTTTGCGCCTAGCCTCAAGCGGTACATTGACGCGAACTATCCGCAATGCAGGTTTCGGGGCTGGGGTGATCCATCGGGCGATAACAAGAACCAAGCGAATGCCGATACACCATTCAAGATCATGCGAGCTGCCGGGATACCTTGCACTCCAACACTGTCGAACGATCCTTCACTACGACGTGCCGCGCTAGAAATGCCCATGAAAGAGCTGTGCATGGATGGCAAGCCTAGATTCCTAATCAGCCCGAAGGCGAAGATGATCCGCAAGGGCTTACAAGGCGGCTTCTGTTACCGACGGTTACAGCTATCGGGTGAGAAGTACACAGATGAGCCAGACAAGAACGAATACAGTCACCCTGTCGAGGCATTGGAGTACGCATTGCAGGGAGAAGGTGAAGGCAGACAGGCACTAACCAACCTGCATACACAAAGCAGGCAAGTGCGCCGGGCAGAGATGAAGATTAATGTCTTCTGATATCGCATACGTGGCGTTCTCAATTGATGAGGGCCACTGGTGGTCGTGGATGCTACACCCGGAGATCAAGCATTGTTACGTGGTGATTCCGAATGATGGCGAATGGCTTGCACTGGGCAAGTCAACGGAAGGCATAGAGCTGATGATTGTCGAGAATATTAAGGATGTAGTCCAGAACGACATTCTGATAAAATCCAAAGTTACTAGGCCCAAGCGTGGGCTATTTATGTTGAACACTTGCGTGGGATATACGAAGCAGGTGCTGGGAATTAACAAGCCGTTCATCTGGACGCCATACCAGTTGTTCAAGTATTTGGAGAAACAAAATGTCGGGTAAGCTCAGACAAAGTGTAAGAGGTATCGGCAAATCACACCGGAAAGTGTTTAGGAAGATCGACCGAGTGCGCAGAGGTAAAAGTCTTCTTGGCGAGCTGGGTGTGCGGGATGGTAACAAACGCAAGCCCGAGGATGTCATTGGATACGACGGCGAGAACTTCACACGTAACGGGAAGAAGACAACCCGTGATTCACTGAGGATGGGATAAAATGAAATCACCGAAAGCACCTAAGCCCACAGCACGACAAATCGCTGTAGAGCGTCGTCAAGCGGCGGCACTGGATGAAGAGATCCGAGAGCAGGAAGAGCGCTTTGCGGCAATGACTCGCAAAAAGCTAGGAACCAAGTCACTCTTGGGCGGTGTACCTCGCACTGCAAGAGAACGTGCTACCGGCGGCTCTGCTAGTGCGGCCCCGGCTCGTACCATGTTAGGCATGGGCGGCGGAGCGGCTGGTCCACGTCGTGCTGGCGGGACTCCAATGGGTCCGTATGGCGGCATGAATATCAACCTAAAGTAGGTAATCGTTATGAGCTTGCCCCCGCATCTTGGCTCGATCCAAGACCTAAAGGAACGAGAAGCCAAAGCATTCAGCAATCAGTCAATGTGGCACGACCAATTGCAGGATGTTTATGAGTATTTCTTGCCTCAGCGTAATCTGTTCAACACAGAGGACCGGGGCCAGAAGAAGATGGATAAGATCTTCGACTCGACGGCCCTCACATCCATCCAACAGGGTGCGAGCAAGCTGCAAGAAAACATCGCTCCGATCTGGTCACGCTGGGCCAGCTTCCAGCCAACAGAAGAGATCATCCGTTTAGTTGAGTCAGGCCAGTTCGACGTGTCCGAAGAGGACATCCGAGGCAACCTAGATCAGCAATGCGAGTTGGTATTCGACTACATCAACCGATCCAACTTCCATACGCAGTTCTATGAGGCCGCACTTGATCTATTGGTAGGCACTGCCACCATGAAGATTGAGGAAACAGACGACGAGACCAACCCTATCTGCTTCAGCACCATCCCGCAGAAGGGCATCGCGTTTGAGGAAGGGCCATACGGCACCGTTGAAACGCACTGGCGCAAGTTTGAGGTAAAGGTCCGGTTGCTAGAGCGTATGTGGCAGGGCTTCAAGCCTTCTCAGAAGATCCAGAACATGATCGAGAACAGCCCAAACAGCGAGGTTATGGTCAGCGAAGGCGTTGTCTTTGATCCTAAGACCAAGCGTTATTATGGCTGTCTTTGGGTTGCGGATGAAGAGAGATTCTCATGGACCGAAGACTTCGGAGAGTCTAGCCCTTGGGTGACTGGTCGCTATACGAAGGTGGCTGGTGAGGTTCGTGGTCGTGGTCCAGCCATGCAAGCGCTGCCCGATGTGCGCTCACTGAACAAGGCCAAAGAGTTTGTATTGCAGAAGGCCGCAATCGACCTTGCAGGCATGTACACAGCTACTGACGACGGTGTGACAAACCCGTACAATATGGTCATTGCTCCCGGCGTTGTGATTCCTGTCGGGTCAA